TGTAGATTATTCAATAAACTAACTCTTTGTACTGGTCTTAAATAGTGAAAGTTTAAACCCATAAATCCACCTGATATTGTTTCTATTGGTAACACCAATGGAAATCTATCATAATAAGGTAATACTTGTTTATATTTAGGGTCATAGAAGAACATATTTAATCTTCCTCTACTAGGAATACCATTTAATTTGCCAGATGACATTAACTTTCTGGCAGTAATTCTATCGCCTAAATCGGCAACAATATTCTTATACCAGTTGGCACTCTTACGAATACCACCTTGTTTATCTTTTAGAGGGTCTAGTACGCTGATCGCCATACCAATATTTATAATAAAAAAGGCGCCCTTTCGAGCGCCCTTTCAAGTTTTATGAAGCGAGAGAGAATTACTCCTCTTCTGCTAATTTACTAAAGTAAGATAACGTATCGTCATCATCACTAGCAGAAGTCGAAGCGACTTCATTACTTTTCACACTAACTGCCTTTTGAGGTGGGAGGTCTACTTTATCAGCAGTAGTTGTGCTTCTTACACCCGTAATCGTCCTATTCAGTTTCTCTTTGAGTTCATCATAGGTCTTAAAATTACTAGGGTCTAGGAATGGTTTTAAAGCGTGTTGTTGTCCCCATATAGATTTGATTTTCTCATCATCTTCATTAACTGGTGACACAGCTTCAAACTCGGATTTATCATAGTTCCAATAACCATCAACTTTTCTAATCTTCAATTTGAAGTTAGCACCTTTCCAAAAGTCAAATGGATTTACTGGTTTCTCATCTTCAAACGCAGGTTGCATAGCCTCTGTAATCTTATCAAATATCTTTTTACCAAATTTGAATAAGAATACCTTGCCTTCGTTCTCTGGATGCTTAGGATCTGATTGTATTAATATATTTGCGTAGTAAGATAATTTTCTTTTTCTCTTTCTAGCAATCTCTTTATCACTATCTAATCCTGTATTCCATAATCTAGTATTTTCTTCTGACACAGGATCTTTTTGACCTAGTGTTGTTAAAGAATTTTCAATGTACCAACCACCCACATCTTGGAATGCGTGTGACCATACTCTTTGCCAAGGTAAGTCTTCACCTTCTACTGCAGGTAAAAATCTAATGACAGCATAACCGTTACCAGTTTTATCTAACTCTGGTTTCCAGAATCTGTCGTCTTGGTATTTTGATTTGTTTTGATCTTTGTTCTCGGTGCCGAGATTTGCCTCGATGGCTTTTGTAAGTTTGTCAAAGTTACTTGACGATTGTTTTAACGCTTCGAAATCCATATTTTATCTCCTTTGTATTTTCGTATTCGTTGTATTTGTGTTACCTGTATAATCGGTATCATTTTTATTTATAAGAGTTCTCACGTTGTTTTACCCATTTTTTTAGGCCTTCTTGTTTGGTTTTTAAATCCCAAGTTTCTTTTGGTAAGGACCTCTTAATTCTATACTGTTTATAACGTTCACACCACTCAATAATTTTATCTAACATTGTGTATATAAATTTATCAAACATATCACTTATTATATCACAGAATACCAAATTTGTCAAGTGTCTTTTGAAATGATATGTACTTTAAATTCTTAATAGAAGTCCACTCACTTATAGGTGAACTGACTGGTGTTTCACCACTATCACCATTTGGATTGACTTTATAAAATTGTACTTTAGGATTATCTGTCATTAGAGTTTTCCATTGATTAATCCAGTTTACAGATGGTATTGGTGAAGCCGCTGATAATCCATAATGTTTTGTGTCTTTATACATATTGTTTAATTTATTCGTATCACTTACCAAGTCGTGTCCTATCAAATACATCTCTGTTAAATCTTTTTCTCTTATTGTTGCCACTCGTCCACTTGATGCACCACACGCCCAACCTGGATCTCTTACACCTTCAACTAAATCATCTAAATTATTTGCCTTATCATTTTCACTTGTCCAACTAACATATGTTGTTGTGTGGTTTACATCTTTTTCAACTATCTCTTTTTTATTTCTACTTGTTTTTAAAATGTTTACTTTACCAGCTAAATTTGAACCGTGAAATACAAACTCTTGTCTATCGCCTCTATCGTTTTCCATTTTATTTGATTGATACTTGTCTATAAGTTCCTTATCTTCATTTTTCATACTACCATAAACTAACATATGATACATTGTTCTTGGCACTCTAGTCCAGTTTCTAAACCAAGTTTCATTCTTTTCACAATAACCACTTTGATATATTTCGTGCATAACTCCGTGATCTACACCTACTAAAACATCTGGTGTAAAATCTCTATACAAAGCATTACAACCATAAATCTTTCCGTGTGGTCGTAATTTACTTAAATCTATTGGCAATCTACTTTCACCATTCCCAATACAAAATACTCTACTCGCCATCTTTCTTCTCTCTTGTAACTAAATTTGTTGGTTTTTCAATTGGCATACCCATTCTATCAAACCATTTATTGTTGGCAAAGTTTACATAACCTAAAGTTCCGTCTTTTCTTTTAATAGATTTTCTTTCTATTTTACCTTCATATGTTGTGCCATCTTTTAAAATTAATCTATCACCACCAAATATATCACCGTAAATTCTATCAATATATGTTACTGTACCATCGTCTTCATATATTTTATTTGTTTCTGGTGTAATTGGTTTTACAAGTTCACTTCTAAAACTCTCATCATCATCAATCATTTACAAACACCTCTTTCATAATCATTTTACATTCTGTTGCATTAAAATTAATAAACGGTTTTACTCTGGTAATTTTAGATGCGATTTCAGGCCATACAATTTTCTCGGTAATCTCTTTATTCCAATTCTTAACAAAGCCAAGAAAGTAATTAAGCACGACCGCGGTCTGGTAACTAATTTTCCTTTGAATAAGTAAACGTAAGACTCTTGGATGCTGTCCATTAGGACAAAGAAAGCCATCATCAAAAGAAATACTATTCCTGCTAAAGTCAGAAACAATAGTTCCACAGTCTTGTTTAAAATGATATACAAAGGATTCTTTCCGTTTTTTATAATCCAAGTAAACCCCTCTACCATCATTTGCCAACAGATTACCAACCCATCTCTTGCTATCTGCAAGAAAGTTAGCAATAAAGAAATCAAGTATATCAGTTTGCCCATATTTTGTACTTAACTTATGAAAAAAGTATCTATCCTTTCTCTTTGTAAAACTATCAAGTGATGCATTAACTTTTCCACCATACTTTATATAGTCGTATGTCTTTGATGTAAAATGTAATTTAACACCAATGTAAACTTTATATACATCAAATCCTCCATACATACTATACTGGCAATATTCCACCTTTTGGTGTATTTAACATTCTTAAATCTATTGCTTCTACTTTGATTTTTTCTTTTAATGATTTGGAAACTAATGATGATACTGTTCCAGGGTCTATGTCGTTCTGTTCACAATACCATATAACGGCATCCATATAAGTTATTCTTTTTTCTTTTACTATACTTTCAATCTTTAAACTAAATTCTTTACTATTCATTATCACCTCTTTTTTTGGGTGGGTACTCACGCTAGCTTTCGCCACCACAGTTATAACTCTATTAATATATCATACCTCAACAAAAATGTCAAGTGTCTTTCCCTAGTAAATTTTTATTCATTATCATATCAAATGTATGGAATATCATACACTTATATGGATCATTCGGTGATTCTGCTACTGCTAATGTTTGGTGTTTGTCGTTTATGTAATATGTTATAGCAAATACTATATCGCCATTTTCATTGGCGTTCTCTTTACCAAAACTCACATTTATTGGTGTAAACTTTTTATCTACAATGTATCTATCAACATCAGCAGGTAATCCACACATCATTGGATACTGCATCATATATAGATTATATTTGCTATCTGGTGTTTCAGCGTAACTGATCGTGGCCCATAGGAGAGCCATTATTATTATGATTTTTTTCATAGCCCCTTTTACGATAAAATTTTGGGCTTTGTATTATTCTGCTTTGATTTTATCTTTGTTAAGTTCTTCATAATATTTATAAAATTCTTGTATTGCCTTTTCTAACTTTGGCATATACTCTTTCTTATCTTTCACATATGAAGCAACCGTACCATCTTCTCCAGCAAGTAAAATAACAATTTGATCTATGTTTTTTCCGAATATCTCCTCATACATTACTGCGTAGGCAGTTGTTTGTAAGAAGTAGTTTTCAATCCAATCTTCTTTTCGTTCTTTGTTTGCTGTTTTAAAATCAATAACAGATAACTTACCATTGTATTCACCAATACAGTCAACTTGACCAGCGATTGTAAGTTTCTTACTGTACATAATTGTTTCTAAACAATGTACATTATCAATCTGATCTATATAAGGTCTTAATAATTTAAATAATCCAAGAGGTAATACATCTCTTACAGATGGTGTATCGCCTTTTAGATATTGTTCTACAAGTAAGTGTGTGGCTTTACCTCTACGAGCAGCTCTATTCATTTCCCAATTGGCAACTTTCTCACCAATACTATCTCGCCACTTTTGTAAGCCTTCTTTTGATCTGATACCTAATACTGTAGTTACAGATGGATATGCTTTACCATCTATATCGTAGAAACGAAAACCATCTACTTTTTTACCAACAGTTTTAGGAAGATTTGTTTTGTCTAAATCTATAAATTTAAATTCTTTTTTTGCCATTGTATTTTCACTTTCATATTTTATTACTCATAGTATAACATAATATATGCATTCTGTCAAGTCTAAATTGACCTGTACTTCATCATATGATCGTTGATCTTTTCAGGATCGTTTCTTAACGCTTCTCTGTCTTCTTTTCAGCTTGGAACATAAGACTCATAACAAGTCTTATTACTTTCGTTCTTATAAGCTCTCAATATTTGTTTACGATTTTCACCATCTGATCTATACGAACAGTGCACCCAACCGCTATTCGGCTCATCTACGTTGTGAAATTCCAAAATCATCTGGTCCCAAACACAGTTCTCACTAATCCACTTTACTAATTCTGCATTTGATATGCCATGGATTTCAAAGTCAGCTGCCTGACCCTTCGCATGCTGTGAAGTTTTAGATGACCCTATTGCTTCGCAAAGTTCTGGACTTCTATATCCGCTAGATACCGATACAACTCTACCAAAATGATCTCTAACTCTTTGTAGCACATTGACACAAAGTTCCTTTAGATTGTTCATATGGTCTTCACTAGGATTATTACTAATCCCTTTACGAGTTGCCGTTTGGCTCTTGGTCATTTCGTTTAAACTAAAATTATTGCTTAGTTTCATATTATCCTCTCGTTAATTTTAATAACTTTTCTATTTGTGCCTTGATGATTGGACCTCTGTTAGGCCAATGAATATAAGGCTCATCTGACTTGGAAAGATTGTACAAAAATGGCAGTACAATTTTCTCAATGTCTTTAAATCTAGTATTTACTTCTTCATCAGAAAGTTCCTTTGTTATCGTTTCCTTTTCGGATACAATCTGTATAACTTCGTTCATCATAGATTTAATATCTGATACATCTGATTTTACTTTTGAAAGTTCTAAACTTTGACCTTCAACTAATTTAGGATCAATGGCTGGTTGTGTTTCTGTTTCAGCAGGTTTAGATACTGGAGTTATACCCCAATCTTCATCTAAATCAAAGCCACGCATATAATCTGGTATATCGTTTGCCATTACTTTTTACCTCTTAATCTTCTTTTATTTTTTGATAATGCTTGTTGTGTTTTTATTTTCTTAATATCTTTTTTACCATATCTTTCAGCAAGAGCACTTTGTGGATGCGCCTCAGCAATTCTACTTAAATTATCTTTCCAACCACTATCTTGCTTTATACTTCCAACACCGCTTACAATATTTAGTCCTTTAAGTACCTGTGTTATATGTTTATTCTTAACCAAATACTCTTCCATTTCAGAAATTGACATCATATCATCAAATTCTTTTTTAGTTCTTTTGTTGTAAAATGTGTATATGGGCATTAAAGATTTTTGATAGCTTCTAACTTATCTTTTGCCTCTGCTAATTTAGCCGTTTTCTTTTCTGCTGTATCTACATAGTCAATATGTTCAGCAACACCTATAGGTTGTGCTAAAAAAGTTCTTAAATCTGTTTCAGCAACAGCTACATCACCTTCTAGTTTTTTAATCAATGCGTCTTTAATCATCTTCTCTTTCCTCTATTCTTCTTAATGTTTGTTCTTCGTTAAAACCTTCCATTAACAATTCGTGTGTGGTTTTATTATCTTCTCTTAAACCATCCCACAACATTTTCTTTTCGTCAAATGTAAAAGGTCGTATCATATTTAGTCCGTCTTCTCTACGCTCTTTTGTTTGTCTTTTAGATTCTTGTAAACTTAACTTTTCCATTTCTATATTATCAGATTGCATATTTGCTTGTCTTACTTTTTCTTTATAGTCCATTTTGTAAAGCCTCCGTCCACCATTGTGGTACAACAGATGGTGATTTCCATGTAGCAAATCTTTGTTTCTTCATTACATAATATTTACGATAACTACCAACCACATCGCCAGGTATTTTACAC